TTGAGCAACGTGAACAATGCCAAAATTAATAGTCAAGGCTTCACTTAAAGGGCCTGCGCTTGCGTTGGAAATTACAACGGTAAATGAACCATTTGCAACCGCCGCAATAGAAAGCAAGTAAGTGCCCGCAGTAGCAGCGCCAGAGGCCAATGCAACAACAGGAATGTCGTATGCACTAACTGCGCTATTTGTCACCACAAACGCAACTTCAGCCGCCGCTGCAAGTGACGCATTGCTTGTGACAATTTGACCCGCTGCTGCGTTGATTGTTACGCCCGTAGATTTGCTAGTCGCCTGAGTGACAGAAGAAACGGCAATAGTAGGGCTGCCGGTGGTGTAACCAATTTGGCCTGTTACCGAATTTACTAGGGAATAATTGGCATCAATGATATCTTGGTCAAGATATGCTGCGCCAATTGCTTGAGAATTTGCCATGATTTATCCTTTGAAAAGGTAAGTGATTGTAATCGTAAATGAAAAAAAGCCACCCCTGTTAAGAAGTGGCTTTTTCCATTATTTAGCGTTTAGCTAAAGTCAAAACCGTAAACATACACGTCCACAGTTCCAGCATTGCTGGAAGCAGTAGTCACGCGGAAATACAAGTTTTGAGCCGTTTGTGCGGCGGTGGTAGTGGGCGACAGATCATTCACAACGCTTGCGCTTGTATTAGAAGTCAAGGTTGTGGTGGTCTTGATGCCCGTACCAGCACCAGCAGGGCCGGTATACAAGGTAAACACCGTTGCAGAAGCGTCGATGGATGTGCCTGCATTGTTGGCATTGGTGATAACAATGTCTTTCACCGAATAGCTGGTGCTATTGATGATGGGCAATACTGTTTCGCCAACTGCGGTAACGGATACACCTTTGTACACAGTCAACAGACGCAGAGCCTGAGTAGTGGTGATACCTTGGGGATGCGACGATACTGTCGTTGCTGGGCCTGGATTTGCCATGATAATTTCCTTTATTGATTAAGCTGCAATACGGCAGGCCAACTCAGGATAGAGTGGAGCCCAACCATACAAGACATCAAGACGGGTAGGAATCGAGTCGTTATTGATGGTGTACTGACGCACAACACGCATAGACAAACCGATTTCCTTATCGCTTGCACGACCAGCAAAGTGAACGCCATCCGGCAATTCCAAGTCAGCCACTGCCAGCGTAAACGCATTGCGGTGCATCATGATGTTTTGCGGAGAAGCCACGCCGGTGTTGTTAAACGCCGTAATGTTTTGCGAACCACTAGAGGTAACGCTAACGTTCTGGAATTGTCCAGCAGTGATAACCGCAGGAGAAACCGTTACGCTAGTAGCGCCAGTGCCGACAGTCGTGGTTGCCAAGACTACGAAGTTACGCAGCTTGCCATACGATTGACGATTCTGTGGGTTAACAGCGTACACGCCAGGGATAGTGAACACATCACCAGCATTCAAGGTCGATGCCGAAGAAGCGGTCATAGACAAAGTGCTGCTATATGCCCAGCCAGAGGTCAGGAAGCCGGTAGCCGTAGTTACGTTGATCGCAATGGTGTTAGCGCTCCACGAGCCGAAAGTTTGGCTAACAACGTTCTGGTCAAGTTTCCAGTTCACGCCAGCGGAATCACGACCCATCAAGCCTTTGCGATACTGTTCGCCGATAGCTTCTTGGGGCACGAATAGACCTTTGAGGCTGTCAACGATAGTTGCAGAGGTGAACGGCTCAATAATTACCGAACGGCGACCATCGCGCGGTGCGCCTTCGCTGTCCATGTATGCGCCAGCGGTCAGATAAGTAATCAGACCAGTGGGAGGCGTACCAGCAGTACCGACGATATTGGCGGTATTGAGGTTAGCCATAACCATACCATCGCGGTCAATCTTATTAGCGATTGCAGCGACAGCGGGCTTTAGCACACGGTCAGAAAACATATCCAAAGACAAAGCCAAGTCCTGAGTGGTGAATTGGGTATCAACGTGGAACTGAGTGGACAGGGTAACTGGCACGCTTGTTTCGTTAAAATCTTCAACATTCAGCGCAGGGCCGGTAGTACCAATAAAACGACCAGGTTTACGGACGTTAACGGTATTGCCGATCTTTGCACCAACTACGGCGAACTGATCGTCATAGTTACGGTCTACTTCCGAAGTGAAAGTAAGCTCATTCTCCAAGACCATCAGCGCTTCGTTGGTGATCTTGGAAATAGTTAGCAAGTTATTTGCCATGATTTTTCCTTAAAAATAAAAACTATCGAATTCGACCAGCCTTACGCGCTGCTTTCCACGACTGATAACTTCCGTGAAACTGACCGTCTGCGCCAATTTCTACGTTGTTTGCGTTTCCAGCATTCCGAATAGGGCTAATCGGTGGTGGTGCTTTACTTTTCCCGACAGAATTACTTTGCCTCGTTTCAGGTTGCTTCTCAAACTTGGCCTCTAGCTTCCCAATCTCGCGTAGCGCAGCGTATGGCGACATTGAAGCGATCTTCTTTGCAAGATCATCCTCTTTGGCTAAATGGTATAGGATTTGTGGGCCTACGTCACTCTCCAAAATGGCATCACGAATGGGGTCGCTTACCGCAACACCACTAGAGGCCACCATGTCATCGAAATCTGGAATGTCTGCCTTCGCTGCTGCAACCTTTTGCGCCCAATTAGAAATTACTTTCTGCTGTGCTTCGTCTGCCCTGCGCTGCAAATCTTCCTTATCTCGCCTTACCAATGCTTGCTCAGCCGACCAATCTGCCAATGCCTCTGCATATTCAAAAGCATCCGTAAACTGGCTCGGCTGTGGCTTTTCTTCAGCAGATTTAGCCTGTTGGGGCTGTTGCTGCTGCCTTATAGCCGCTATCTCAGTTTCCAGCTTTTGCCTTGCTTCCCGTTCCTGCGCCGCTTCTTGGCGGGCCTGTTCGCGTTGCTTAGTTATCTCTGAAAACCGCTTTTCGAGTTTCGGATTCTGTTTTCGTTCCTCTGTCGGTTTCGCGTCCTTGTCTTCGCTTGGCTCACTCTGCTCTGCTTCCTCAACCGGCTCTGATGTTTCAGCCTCGGGAGTCTGGCTATTGTCAGCTAATCCAAGTTTGTTCGAATAAAATTCCGCTGCATTCTCGCTAGTCAATACTTGACCGGCTTCTTTTTCACTTGACATGAGTTTCCTCAAGATTTTTACCCAGTTAAAACCTAACTGGTAAGGTTGTGTGGTTTATACCACAAATCTTTATGATGCTAAATATCCATGCTTTTTTGCATTTTCTATTGATTCTTTATCCATAGACATTGGAATTTTTTGAATGCCCTCATCCCTCAAATAAGCATAACGATGCCTACCATCTCCAAAAGTTACGATACCTTTCGGGTTAATAGATGCGTTACTTGCATACATTGATTTTGCATCCTTTGCCCAATTAGCAAAATTTTCATATCTTCCTTTAATGCCACCAGCGCCATTTTTTCCAACATACTGCCATTCTGTTTTCTTAAAGGCATTGTCAAAAGTTTCTGGATTTACATGGGCAATTTTATTTCCTTGTTTTTTTTCAATTGGATGCAATGTTACGGGCAATTCTTTATCTTTTAATTTTACCGAACTTTCAATTGATTCTTCATTACTTTTTTTTAAACCAAGTTTTTTAGCATCGTAATCCGCTTTGTTTTCCGACGTAACAATTTCGCGAGCCATCAGATAGCCCTTTCAGTTGTTTCCAATGAAGCCGCATGAGCCGATGCCTTGTCCAAACTTGCCAACATTAAGGCAACTTCGGCCTTCATGCGTTCAATTTCCTTTTGGGTTTCGGTTTTAATCACAACTTCATGTGCTGATGCTTCCATCCGCATTTGCATTTCTTGAAGTCGCTCGGCGTTTGTAAGTTCAACTTGGTGTGCGCGATTGGTTTCTTTAATCAATACCCGCTTAGTTTCTGAATCCTGCTTAACTTGTTCAATGTCCTGACGCTGTTTAATCATCATTTGCATTTGCTGCATTTGTTGTTGCATTTGCTGCATTTGCGCTTGGTTTTGCTTCAATTGCATCTGAACTTGCGGCGGCACGGGTGATTTATCGTCGATCTGGGCAAGCGGG